AGGTCGGCGAAGCAACTGGGGCCGCCCCGATGTTCTTTCGGGCCTGCGCCTGCTGATTCGCGTTGAGACTTTGAGGCGTGTGCTTGACGACATCCGCAACGGCCTCCTCAATCGCGTCATTCATGTCGCCTGAGCTCGTCACGCCGATATTGGTGCGCGCCTGAGCCTTCTGTTCATTGCTCAGGCTCTGCGCCTTGTCAAAAGCAACGAAGCCTTTGATGGCGTCTGCGAGTTGCTTGGCGACTTCTGAGGTGCTCTGAACGTCGATGTTTTTGCGCGCTCGCGCCTGATCAGAGGTTGTGAGAGACTGCGCCTTGTCATAGCGAACCTCGCCGACATCCTGATTCGACCAATAGGCAGAGTTTGCCTGGTCAGTCGGAGACTTGACCGTCGAAGACGGGCCATTGGCTTTGATGCAGCGGTACTTGACCGTCCCGACCAACACTTCGTTCCCGGGCTCATAATCCAAGGTGGCGCTATAGTTCATCAGGCCGCCCTGCTGGTACCAAACGAGGAACGACGAAAGCAAGTAGAGAACCGAATTGAAGTCGTCTCGCTTCGGGGGAATGCCGCCCTCACCGATCGGCAAGGAGTTCCATTTGCCCCACCCCTCTTCCTGCGATAGCCTACCTGTTCCTGCCTCAAGCGCCGTCACCGGAACTGCGCTCCTGTCACCGTCTTGGGCAATGGGGCACGAAAGTAAAGTTTGAGGATATTTGCTCATCTTTTCCATCCTAAATAAGACTTCTAATCTCAGCCCACGCAAACGCGACCAACCACGCCATCAATGCCAAACATCCTGTTGTAGCGGTTATCCACACGACAATACGGAAAATCCGAAACCCAATATTTAATTCGACGCCTGGTTCATTCTTCGTCATAAAATTCACCATCTTGTTGATGACCACCGCCGTAGTGATCGCGGTTATAAGGAAGCTCTTCAAAAGTACCCTGAATAATCGTTTGCACAGAAATTTAGCCTGTGTAATAGATAAAAGCTCTCGTGGCGCAAAATTAGAGAGGGCTTTTGAAGAGCTTCCATAATCTTTCGCATAGTTCCCTTCTCCTTTTGTTCTTGAGGGACTAAAAAACCCCACAAGGTTGCAGCCCAGTGGGGTTTCGTTTCTTTTGGAATTGGCTCATGTGCCAATCGTTCGCCCAGGATTGAACACGCCTTGGTCAAAGGGAAGCAAGCCGCTTCCCTCAAACCCAAAAATCTGCTCGTCTGGGTAAATGATCAAAAAATTCGTCAGCACGCCCGATGGACGGTTCAAAAGCCCATACACCTCAAGGATTTGAGCCTGCAATTCACTAATGCTCCCAATGATGACAATCGAATTGATAGTCATATTTTGGTAATCAACCACAAACACCTTGGTATCCGTCAACTGACTGAGCATGTTGTTCATCGTTGCGGCAGTTGCGTTCGAAAGATTGCACCTCGCACGATAAAACAACAGGAATCGGTAGTAGTCGTCATCAAACCGCGTGAAATCCGAGCCGACTTTCAGTAAGCGGCTGACGCCTACGCGCGTGCCCCACCAGTCAAGGTACACCCCCTTAGCCGTTCGCATGTCAGCAATCGTTTGCTGGAGGCTTTCGAGTAACTCTGTAGCATCGATCTTGTCCCTGAGCATCGATGCACTCTGCCGGATGCGCGTCGCGTGCGAGTACTGGGACTGAATCGCGTCCGTCGACATGTCGGCAAAGTCGGCCATGTTCTGAACGCAGTCAACGCTCAGGATGTCCTCCCACGTCTGTGTTTCTGCCATCATCAGCCCCCGAAAGCAAGCGTGATTGACTTTTCCGACAACGTCGGGCTTTTGTTCGCAGGCACGTCAACGCTAGAGGACTGTGAGCCCCCAGAGATGCCGATGACGATTTCTTTGATTGGGGCGTCCGTCACGTCCTGAATGCACTTATAGAATCGGCTTGCGTAAACCGTCGTAGCGAGCTTCACTCGGGCGTTTTTGAGCTCCCCAAGGAAGTCAGAGATGATCGCTGCTTTGACATTGGCTTGCGTCACAGCGTCCATGTCGTCGCTGAAGAACGTCACCTTGACGGTAAAGTCCACCGCCGTCGGTCGGACGATGTTATAGACATAAGACGCGTTGAAATGCTCGGTGTCAATGAACGTAACCTGAGTGTCGCCCACCGTCCCGCACCCCGCGCTCTTGCGCTCAAAGATCGTGCGGGCAATATCGTCATCATCCCCGCCGACAATGCAGACCGCCACGCTGTGGCCCTTGATCGATATCCCGTACTGAGTTTGGGTTTCGTTCGTATAGTTTTCCAAGACCACACAGTCGAGAACGCCTTCAAGTGCGGACAAATTGGACTGCATGTTCTCAACCGTCCCGTTCGCATTGATCGCATAGCTCTGCTTCATGCGATTGAGTAGCTCGCCGTCCGGCTCCTCGTCTCGCCCGGTGTTCCCCGCGGCAGCGTTCGTCACCGAATCCCACCCCGCGATCACCGTCACGATCTGCGTCACGGTCTTTGCGCCGATCTCAATGGCACCGTGCTCAACGCAGGAAAACTGAGTGTCGACGCTGCCGGAATCCGGGATCATCACCCCGCCAGCCACGGCGTGTCGGAGCTGATTGCCCTGCGTATCCTGCACAATCGCGCCGTAAGGAATGGCAGTGCCTTTCAAACCAGTACATGTACAGACGACGACCGTCGGCTCCGAAATCTTGCGTGTGAGCCCATAGAGCGCGGCTAGGGCATCGAGGAAAACACCCGTTGCGGTCTTCGGATTGAGCTGGTTCGCAAGGAAAGCCACCTCACGATTTTTAGCCGCAACTTCAGTCGTCACCAAGTCCACGACCTGGCCCATGGGCGATGCCGAATCCACGTTTAGGAGCGGGTCGGAGTCACTGACTTTAAAGGCCTCCTGAAAGCCCGAGGCAACGTCGTCTCGCACCTCCTTAACGGTCGGGACGACCACCCCAGTATCCGCGTTAAATTCTAGCTGTGCCATAACTGCCGCCCTCTGTTGTTACCTGTACCTCAGCGCTCAAAACACGTGTTGTTGTATCAAGCGCCTTTAGCTGAACCGACTCAACCGTAAGCACGCCTGGCACACTCAATGCCGCCGAACGCAAATCTTCCGTTGTAATGGCTTCCTGTATCGGCTGAGCGATTTGGTCCGAAAACCAATTGATCCCTTGATCCCACCGAAAGACGGCATCGTGGTAGAAAAGCCGCCCCTCGTTGCAGACGTTTTGCAAGATCGCCGGGGCTTCACGAAGCATCGCCACATTCCCGTTTCCGTCAAGCTGTAAGTCCCACTCTGACGAAAGCTCTGCTGTGTAGGCCGTATGCGTCATATGCGAACCTCTAAGGAAAATTAAGGAGTTGCCATCTGTGGTCACTGGAAGAGCCCGCGAAAAGCCGCGACAGCCGCGACGATCACGCATAGCCACGCGGCGGCACAAACCGCCCACGCAAATACTTTCCCGTAAGGCGGTAAATCTTTGTTTGACATGAACATTAGGACGTGCCTTTCTAAAAATCGTAAAATATTCATGCGTTCATTCACTCTTGCTAAAAATGAATGCAAAAACCCCGCAAGGATGCCACTCCCTGCGGGGTGCTTTTTTTGATCTGTTTAGGTTCAATGCGGCGCGCTCGTGGTGCCATCTGGGCAGGTATGAACATGACCCTTTAGGCTGATTCCATCTGCCACAACATCACCTGAGACCGTAGCCCCGCCGCCGCCCGATACCGCAAGACCACCCAAGCCTGTGATTTTTCCATCAACCTTCAGCGTGCCCGTGATGTGGGTCTCGGGGGTGTCGATCTTGCAATTGGAGCTCGCATTGATCGTCGCCGTAGCCGTGTTGACGGTGCACGATGATTTCGCGTTGATCGTCTCCACGTTCGTATTGATCGTCACGGTTTTCGGTGCCGTAATTGTTATGTCCCCAGTCTCTTCGACCCTGACGAAAGTTGTCGGAGTCTGCCCCCAGAAACCGCCCAAGTAGAACCCGTCGCTCATGTCGTAGCATCGGAAGCTACCCGGTTGAACAGCTTCGTTTCCGCCCGTAAGCGTCGACACGTCTTGCTGTGCGAAGACAGCCAAACCAACGTCCCCAGGCTTCGGGTCACAAATCAGTGCGGCCGTGCCGTGCTGAAGCCGAAACCACCTGAGCTTAGGAATGGAAACAGGCTCGAGCGCCTCGCCGGACGCACTTCGCATCTTGACTAGCGGCGTCGCGCTCAGGTATCCAGCGCCCGCACCATCACCGGGACGCGTGATCGTGTCCACTCGCACGGGAATCGCGGTATTGACCATGCCCTTGATGACCGAGCGAATCAGAAAATCCAGGACGTTGATTTGTGAGCCCGATGTAAACGCGTTCTGCGGCTGTGCGTACTCTGACATTTCATTCTCCTAACCACATGCCATCAAAGGACGTTTCCCAAGAACTCGCCCCAGGGTTGTGCGCGCTCAAAGAATGTTGAAGCTGAGTGATCTTCCATACGCCTGAAGCATGAGGGACGATCGTCTGCACACTCACCGCCGCCGCCACTCGTAGCTCTGGACGGAAAAACGTCCTGCATTGGATGCCCGTATTCGTAAACGTCGGATACCCAATCATCCCTGTGTCAGCAGAGACAACGGGCACGCCGCCTTCTGCACGCCTTACGCCGTCCTTCGGCACAACGATCGTCTTGTCGTCATCAAAGATGATGTCCGCGCCTGCGGCATTCGCAACCGTTTTCATCTTTGTGATCGGGTCTCCGTAGACCGTCATGTCAGAAACCGTTGCCTGCACACCGTCGTTTTGATACTCGAACCCCGCCTGCGCACTCTGAGACTTGATAAAGTCCCCGACGTCCTGAGACCCCTGCACGCTCACAGTCGACGCGGGCTCGAGGAGCGGGTATGCGCCAACCTGCGCTTCTATCTTGAGCACGGGGCTCGAGCCGTTGAGATCGGCGTATGCAACCGTGACGCACCCGCGAAAAATCACAGGCAACTCCTGCCCCTGCTCACCGGCCGCGATCTCTATCGCATTCCACCTACGACCGAGAGGCTTGAAGGCGAGTGTCGTCAATTGCCCCATGGTGTCGAGCGACAGGCCGTAAATCTCAACCTGCGCCGTCGCGAAATCCACACCCCCGGTCTTTGAGATAGCTACGTTCGTAGCAAAGCCCTGAAAGGTGTGCTGGTTGTTCGCGCCGCTCTTGTCAAGCGTAATCGTTACGCGGATGTCTTTTAGGCTGTAAGTGCTCGCCATTCTTCTTCCGTCGCGTAGTTGAGCGTAAAGCGTTCGCCCAGTGCATCGTATTGAGGCGACGCGGATTTCCCGCCGCTGTCAAGAAAGAAAAGCCTGCCTGCGAAATCAGGCGTATTCCACACGGGTATGGGCGACATCGTGCGGCATATGTGGGCGTCGCAGATTTTGACCTCATCAGCCGTTAGCGTGAGATACAAAAAGCCGCCCATCTGCCTCAGATTGATCACGCAGTTTTGCCCATCAAGGACGATGGAAAACTCCTGATTGGGAAGCGTCTGCAGTGGTATGCGTAACATCATCTTCCTCACGAAAAGAGATCGGCAACGAGGCTCCCTTGCGCCTGTCCCGTCTGCACCTTGTTCGCTGCATTGGCGCTCTTGGGCGCCCACGCGACCGACGCCCCGCCGACCTTGGCCGAGCGCACCTCTCGGAAATCAACATGGATCTCAAGCGCATTAGCCCCGTTCGTTGCCGAGCGTGTATAGCCGTACGACACGACAGCCATGCGGCTATACACCTTAGAGGGCGTTAGGATGCGAAAGAGCTGAGTCCCGCAACGATAGGACTCGAGCCTAGAGACCGCCTCCTGCTGCGCCTGATAGTCACCAGAGAAAAGCAGACTGACAGAACACTCGGACGGTTGAGGCACCTTGTCATAAGCGTATAGCGCCCCGTTCTCCTGCGGCTCCGTCGGAACATTGGCTGTCGAGTTGTCCTCGAACCCATCAAGCGCCGTGTAGCCGCAGAACGGCCGCGCATTCTCATCAACGATTGCCCACACTTCGGCCATCCTTCCCTCACTTTGAAATTACGCCTGACTGCGCCGCTACGAGCATGCGATTGCGACGGCTCAACGCATTGTCCATCGCGCCACCAACAGCCTGACCTACGGCTTCGGGGTCGCCGTTCGTCTGGATGTTGTTTGTCACCTGAATCTGCATGTCGTTCGTCACGCCCGGGCCTGCGCTCGCAGACTTGGCCGCCGCAAAGCTCCCGACAGTTGCCTGCATAGGCGTCTCACTGAAGAAGCCCGAAAGCGCATCACCCAAGCGAGCGAGCGTGTCGGACGAACTTTCCTGCGAGGGCATGCCGGCGTAGGCAACCGGGGCATCGTACTTGACACGAACGATCTTCGGATCGTTTGCCCGCACTGGAGCTTCCGCCCCCTTCTTGTCGCCATCGTCACCCGAGAAAAAGTCCGCAATGCCGCCGAAAGCATCCTTGATGACACCCTTGGCAGAGTCCACGACGCCCGATGCAGCGCCCTTGATCTTCCCGCCAATATCGAGAGCATCGGCAATCCACGCGCTCAATTGATCGACAAGCGCCTTGAAGGCGTTCTTTGCCCAGTCAATGGCAGTCCTGATGCCGCTCTCGAGGGCCTCAGCTATGGCCTCGCCCAGCGCCCCGACGTCCGCGATCACTTGACCAATTGCATCGGCCGCGCGATCCGGCATGGAGCTGAAGAAATCACCAACACCGCCGAAGAAATCCGCCACACCTTCTTTGAAGGAACTGCCGATTGACTTGATCTCGTCCCACAACTCGCCGAGAGCCTTGACTGCATCCGCGGGGAGCTCGATGAGCGTGCTCAGCCAGTCTTGGCATGTCTCGCGGATCGTCTGAATCCTTTCATCGGATACGCCGATAAAGCTCAGGAAGCGGCCGAGAATCGAGTTCCCGCCCCGAATGAAGGCGAAGAGATCATCGAAAGCCAACGCGAGAGCAACCACAGCGGCAGTCACGACGGCCACGGGGTTCGCGAGCATTGTCGCGTTGAGCGCCGCCATGATGCCCTGACCGCTCTTGAGCACCTTGAAGAACGTCGACGAGGCCGTGATCGCCTGAATGATCGACCGGCTTACAAGGATTCAACGACCCGCCCAAAACCGCACCGACGCCCGCCAAAACGAGCTTGACTGCGCGGCTGTGCTCTCGGATGAAGGCAACGCCGTCGCCGATCACCTTTAGCACTTTGTTCACCACCGGGAGCACGGTAACGCCGAGCATGTTGGCGAGCGCCTGCGCCTGATCAGTGAACTGCCGCCAGCGAATGTTCATCTCGCGCGCGGCCTTTGCCTGTTCCGGTGTGAAGGCAACGCCCTTGTAAGCCTCGGCCGCATCGTTCGCGCTGTCCTTGAACTTAGTAAAGACTGCGGCCGCATCCTGGCTCAGCCCCATCGCATTCAAAAAGTGCGATGCCTGCTGATCGGTCATGCCCTTGACGGCCTCGCCAATGCGGAAAAACTCATCCGCTGAGCGGCGCTTGTCTACCGTCCACGACTCCAGTGCGCTTTTGAATGCCTCCTCGCTGCCGCCGGCGTCACGATTAGCCTTCGCCCACGCGTCGATCTTGTCTGTGGCAACGCCCGTTCTCTCGCTCAGAATGTCGAGACTCTCGCCCACCTGAGAAAGATTCTGAAAGAGCTGGTGGCCCGCAAAGACCGAGGCGAATGGCGCAACTACCTCCTTGAAAAGCGTGCCGAGCTTTCCCATGCGTCCGGCCAGTTCATCCATGGCTCGCCCGGTGATGAGCGAGGCCTTCTGCCCAGCCGTACCGATCGCCATGACGCGCTCGGCCACCTCATCAGAGACTCCGCCGAGCATAAGCGTCGACTTGGACGCTCTGGCTGCCATCTGGTCGATTTTGGCGCCGCTCACCTCCATCCGCTTGCCGAGGTCAGAGACGGCCTTGGACGCATTCTCGAGCCCTTTGTTCAGTTCCTCGCTGTCGAGGCCGAGGGCGATTACGAGTCTGTCTACTACACTAGCCATTTTCTTTCTCTAACCTTTGTTGTGCGAGCCACGAATGGTAGTTACGGAGCTCTAGAACCTCAAGGAGCTCATAGGCCTCCTCAAGCGTCAACTTTTCTTTGAGCTCGACCATGCTGGCCAAACCTGCGGCGACAATCGCGCCGCAGATCTTGGGAACATTCGCAAAGGACGCCACGCCCTTTACTTTTAGGCAGGCGTTTCGGTACTTTGCGGCATAAGGGACTTCAAGACGTCGCCATCGAAGAAAAAACCGAAATTCCGACGAAGCGATTCAATCCTGAGCTTCGTGAGCGTCAACGGGCTCTCGATGACGGCGCACGCGGACTCTCCTTCGAGGCGGCGCAGCGCATTACCCTGCACAAGCGTGCAGCACGAAAGGAGATCGTCAAGCAGAGGGCGTGCCTCGTCGTAGGGAATCGTGAGGATGGTCTTCAACAAATCCGCGGGCTTGTCGCTGAAAACCTGCTGAATGTCGTCAACGTTACGCCCCATGGCAAAAGCCGCGCGGTACATCCACTGCTCGGCCTTGTAAGCCGACATGGGCGCGATCGTGAAGCTCTTCAGCGTCGTGCCGTCTTGTACTTCAATCTTAGAGACGTCCATGTTCGCTCCTTAAAGCACGCGCTCAAAGTCAAAGCCCCACTGCGTCGGCTGCATCGTGCGAGACGCCGCCGACATCGGAGGGGCACTCTTGAGGACGCCCTTCACGAACGTGCGCGTAACCCCCAGCGCAGGGATGTAGCACGTCAGAGTACATTCGTACGGCTTGTTGTTCGCCTCCATGCAGTCGCGCACATACTCAAGTGCAGAGGCGGACGGCGAGGAAGCTTCAAGCGTGAGCGTCACAGACGAAATGTTCTTGATCACGCCTGCCACCATGTATCCGTCGACCGATCGGCGCGTTTCCGCCATCTCGATCGAGTCACTGGAGAAAATACCGTCGGCGCTAAACTGCTGAAGCTGAATGCCCGACGGGTAGAGCTCGTCCACAGTCAGAACGAGCTGAGCATTTGCAGACGTTACGTCAAAGTTGGAACTGGCCATTTTATGCCCCTAAAAAGAAGCCCCAACGGCCAAACCGTCAGGGCTGATGATGTTCACTAGATAACTACAATCACTTCTGCGGAAAGAGCCTGAACGCTTCCTGCATACGCGTAGAAGATTGTCACGGAAGGCGCTTCGCGGTTCGCACGACCTGCGGCATCGGGCAGGGTGATGCCTAGCCAATAGCCCTTGGAGGTGATCGCCTGAATCACGTCCTCGCCATCGTCGCCCGTCTCCTGCATGATCTGCGACTTCTGCGATTCATTGAGCGCGAGACCGGCGTCAATCACGCCGTTGTTGATGCAACGGTTGATCGGATCCTGGCACCACGCGCGAATCAGTGCCTCGCCTGCGGCGTTGTACGGCACTCGGTTGACGTTCTTGAAGCCCGACATGCAACTCGTCTGGATCGCGGAGCGCAGGTAGATCGAGCCATAGAGCACGTCAACGAAGCCATAGAAGTCGCTAGAGAGCGTCCCTCGGTTGAAGAACTGGAACTGATCATTTCGCGTAGCGTACTGGCCGATGAAGTTGATGCGGTTGCCCTCAAGCGCGTTCGCAACGGATTCCTCGAGAACGTTCGGGGAAAGGCCGGAGGCGTACTTGGCAAACCAAGTCTTCATGCCCTGCGTGCGGTTCCAAGCGATAGAAGCACCGCAGGCCATAGCCATTGCAGAAAGCCCCCACGTCGGGAAGTAGATCGGGGCTACGACGTCGTACTTATCAACAATCTTTGCAAGCGCGCCATTCGAAGCCGTCAACGTGCTTTCAAGATTCTTGTCGCTAGACCACGGGAAGTAAACGAAATCATCGTAGATGTCCGCCCATGCGGCAAGGGCTTCAATTTCTTCAAGCTCGGCCTCCCAGAGCGTCGTAAAGCCGACCCAGTTCCGCGTGACGGCGCAGATCGCCTCCATATTGGCCGTCTCAGTCATAGCATCAACGCCCTGAGAGAGCACAGCACCAGTCGCTTGCGTCAGGCCGAGCATTTCGCTGAGGTCGGTGCCGCTGTCGGACTTAGAGGCGTAGCTAATCGTCGCTGCCTTGCCCTTCGTATCCGTCGTGAACGTGAAAGCGTTGAGATTGCTGTCGTACGTGCCCTTAACGCCCGAGATCGCCGTTGCAATCTTCGTCGCGGCATCGGAGAGCGAGGTGGCCGAGGAGAGATTGATCGAAGCGGCCTTCTTTTCCTGACCGCCGACGCTGATCTTGAGCGAGCCGTCAGTGATTTTCTTCAGGGCTTCGAGCGTAACGGAAAGCTCGCCGCCGCGAATCCAAGCGCCGGCAGCCTCGGTGACACGACGTGCGATCACAAGAGACTTCGGCGCACTCTGCTGATTCTGCACGCCGCTGAAATACTGCTGAGCAAAAGCCGTCTCTTCGGCCTCGGCTCCAAACATGGCAGACACATCCGCCGTCGACGAAAAGGCTACCGCGGGCGTACTGGCGGGAAGAACAGCGCTCTTCGTGAGCACAAGGCCGTTCGTTTCAAGATCGCTACCGCCGCCGCTAATCACGCGCGGAGAGACCGCAACGATGCGGGATGCAGGCAAAGACATATGGATATCCTCCAATGAAAAAGCGCCCCTGCAGGGCGCTCTTGGGTAAGTTAATTAAGACAATGCGCATTAGCGCGGCGGGAAGCGCACATCAACGTTATGCACGCCGACATTAACAGCGTCAGTGCTTTCCACGTCAAGCTTGACGACGTGCGTGTAGGTGATGTGAAGCGTCGTCGTCCATCGCTGGACATACTGATTTTCATCCACCACCACGGTCGTATTGCGAACGTCATCAGCGTAGAGACTGGATAGGCCGTACTTCTGAAAGAAGTCGCAACCTGACACTGTTCTGGCCACTGTTGCGACCGATTCTGCGCGCATACGGGCCGTTTCCGGATGATCGCTATAGACGTCGACTTGAACGCTCATCTCGACCAACCTAGAGACCACAGCGTCCATTTTCTGAGTCGCCGTGTCCCACTCATAGGACTCGACGGGCGTCCCGATCTCCCGGTGCGCGATGATCGTATTAACGACGTAATCGCGCGAGTCCGGCAGAGAAAGGTTGTTCTGATTTCCCGCGATGATGTGCGTAGCCTCAAGGCCGGACATCATCAGCAACTCGAAGTCTTTGACGGCCTTGTAGACCGTCTCATCAGAGACGATCGTAGAGCGCGTTGGAGGGCTTTGCATCATAGCCATACAATCCCCTGCGGCGGGTTTAGCTGAAGCGTTGCGCGCACACTCAACCAGTTGACGCCTGAAAAGTTTTCTAGAACCGCATCTACAGCCCATACCGTCCCGTCCTTGCGCAGGATGTAATCCCCTGCGCGGGAGAGCGGGCGAAAGATGCCTGCGGTCTGTTTTGCAAAGTCCTTCGGTGCGAATAGGTAGAACTTGCGCACAATCGAATTAGCCCCCGCCATGTCGGCATGAAACAGCGCCGCATCGCCCTCGCTCTGCACCTGCGCCATGACGCCCATGGTGCGCTCATACTGCGGAGCGGCAAAGCCATTCTCATCAGGCACTGAACCCGTCGAGTGAAGCAGCTGAACCTCCTCATCGGGGTGGATTGCATTGATCGATCCGCGTACCACTGCGTGTAAATTCAGCCCCATACAACTCCCTGATTCTCAACCCTGAAGCTCATGTTCACTTGACCTCAAACGAAATTGAGTGAAGCAACGCCCCAGACAAAACCATCGGCTGCGTCGTGGCGGAGCTGGCTTTCGACGAGTGGTTTTTGCCCCCAGTCTTACGCCCTGCGGACTGCGCGGCATAGAGCTCCATCGTAAGCGGAGCACGCTCTGGAAACTTTTCCTTTGACGTCCCGCCACTGGCGATCGTTGCCTGCACGTCCTGCGCGGCCACAGTGCCCAGCACCGCAAGTGCAGTGCTTGGGTCTTTCATGCCTGCGAGCGCCTTCTTCAGCACAGCCTTCCATTTTTCCTGCTCAGCAACGAGCGTCCCTCGCAGGAAAGGACGGGGCGGGTTGACTAAGGCCACACCGGGCTTAATGGCAGCGTTCGCGAAGTCTGGCTGTCCTCTATCGCCCATCGGCACAGGTCGCCCGATCGCACCGCTCAAGAAGAGCGATTGCTTAGGCGTGACGCGTTGCACCCAACCGAATTCGACGTACTGCGCGTACTCGGCAATGCTTGCGTCAGTCACCCCAACCTCGACCACTTTTGCGGCACGATTTCCGTACTGCTTGGCGAGCCCCTCCAGCCTTTGCGTCACCTTGCCGGCGTCAACCTTGATGCCCATCACTACCCCCACGGATGATAGTTATCAGAGACGTACAGACGTCCTCCGAGACGGTATTTGCCCGTCATCATCCAATACGTAGACCCGCACGGCGTCTGATTCCACCACTGCGCGGACTGCGAGTTGCTCTTGATGAGATCAAACGAGGTCGAAACCGAGCCTTCGGAGGCACTGGCCACGCGCCCGGGCTGATCGCCGCGGGTCGAGAGCGTGGCCATGTGACACAGCGCGTAATAGAGAAGCACCTTACGCTCGAGCACCGGGGGCGCTGCATCAGGATCGAACGGGGCAAAGCTATCAGCATCAGTCGTGCCGATAATCGCCCCGACCTGATCCCACAGCACGCCCAAGAGCACATCATTGATGACGCTTTCAGTCAGGCCGGGGAACCATGAGCGGAATTCTTCAATATCAAGCGCTACGTCCATTTTTAGGCCTCGATGTCTTTTACCTTCTCAACGCCGACCGAAGCCGGATCGACAGGCTCGACGCCCGTGCGCATCTCGGCAATCTCATCGCGGCGCGCCTTGAATTCCTTCTCGCTCCTCATCTCCCAGAGGAGCGGGGGCATGGCGGTGAAGGCGCGCTCGCCACCATGTTTGCGCTTGATGTCCTCCCAGTCTCGGCGTGCTACGCCCACCAGGACGGCATTCCCTGCGCCGAGGAGAACGCCCTTGGCCTGCCCCCTTAGCGCGTGATTAACCCCCGGGAAAACAACGGTTTTCGCGCCACCATTGCCATTGTCAACGTCATCAAACTTGAGCCCGAGGGGCATGCCGCAGGCAATGTAAATGATCTCATCGCCTGCGATGTCAGAAACCTTCTTTGCTTCCTGCTCAGCGGTGTCGGCAATGATGCCCGTGGTGCCGAGAGCAGAAGCCTTACGAGTACGAGTAGTGCGAGCCATAAAAAACCTATTCGTGACAAGAGTTTGGGCAGGGCAGGCGTGAACCCGCCCCGCCGTGGAGATAAAGGCCGTTCGTGACGGCCTGCGAGTTTTAGATGCCGACCATCGTCGCAACGAGGCTCGGGCGGCGAATCACGCAACCCCACGTGCCAGCAGTTGCCTTCTGCGTGAAGCTGGATTCATGCGCGATCAGGCGACCGAGGCCGAAGGCGCGGGAGAAGGCGGAGAAGCCCGTCTCGTCGCCATACACTTCCTTGACCGTCATGTAGAGCATTTCGCCGGCGGCCGTGGAGAGCTCGGGAAGCTGAACGATTTCGATGTTCGGATAGTTTTCCTGCAGCATGACCTTGGCCGTCTTGCCAAACTGGTTCGGCTGAGTCAGGTAGCCAATCATCTTGTTGGAGATGCCCAGAACAATCGGGGCGTTCACGTCAAGATGACCGCCATTGTTAGCAGTCAGTTCCTGCCACAGCTTGTTCACGTCATTGAACACGAGCGTGGCCGCGTTGTTCGGGTCGGCCGCGATTTTTTCAGCCCACGTAGATTTGCTATTGACCGACACCGGAGAAATCGATTCCGGGATGTTCGGATCATTGAGCATGCCGTAGATTTCCATGCCCGCAACGCCGTAGAGCTGGAACTTGTTTTCAGCTCGGGCAATGATCTGCGCGGCCGCGTTCTGCTTGCGAGCAGGGAGGTTGACATTGGCCTCGGCGAGCTTCGCCGTTTCGAGATCGCCGTACTTAATCGTCGTCTGATAACGGAAGTTCTGGCGAACCGGGAAGTTGTAGTTGACATCAGTGCTCGTGCCGTTCGCGAAGTCGTTGTACGGCGAGACCTGACCGGCCACTTCTTCCACGCTGAAGGTCGCGTAGTCCTGCGTAAAGGAGCCAACGAGCGTCTTGTCAAAGAACTGCGTGGCATTCGTGACACCGAAGAGCACATCAATGATGCGCGGGTCGACGTACGTGTAGAGAGCCGCAGGCGCGCCGACGTTCGGCTGCGTGGAAAGCGCGGCATCCTGTGCGAGCTGGTCGCGGTTGATGTTCTTGAGGACGATGCGACCGTCCTTTTCATCGAACGGCATAAAGCCGACGGCGTACGGAGCCTCGATGCCGCGCGCCTTGGCATTCAGAAAGTTTTGATCCATATGAATTTTCATGGCCTTTGCTCATCACAAAGGCCACTCCTCCAAATAGTTTGTTTAGGGAAGCGTTGCAAGCGCGGTGCCGATAGAGCACGTTCCACCACTCGCCGCCGTGACCGCGTAAAGCTTTTTCGTCGTAGCGTCCAGCACGATGTCGCCGACGGCGTAGGGAAGTTGCGCGTTGGTAGGCGTGAGCGCCGTTGCGGCAATGCCCGTCTGGCTATCAGCGAGAGCGGTTGCAGAGACACGGAAGCAAGAGCCATTCTTGCCCGCCGCCCCAGCCGCGCCTCGTTCGCCTTGGTCGCCCTTGGCGCCTGCAGCCCCCGTTTCGCCTTTAGCCCCAGTCGCACCCGCGACACCCTGAGCACCCGTTGCGCCTTTGAGCCCCGTGAAAGCGAAGGTAAACGTCGGCGCGGTCGTCGTGCCGCCCTTGCTTACCGTGACCTTGGGCGTGCCGACGGTGGCGTCAACAGTGGCCGTAGCGGTAATCGTAGGCGTAGCGCCCGTTTCACCCTTAGCGCCCTGTGCACCAGTGTCGCCCTTGGCACCCTGAGCACCGGCGGCACCCTGCGCGCCCGTCTGACCGCGAGGGATGCCGAGCTTCAGAACGCCACCCTCGATGACAGCAGTTGCAGGAGCCCCGGCGGCGAGCGTCGTTGCCTGCGCAGACTGAATGTCAACGCTGGCAGCGGCCTGCAGTCCCGTCTCGACCTTGTTTAGCTTCTCGGCGGTGATGATGTCGCCGCGTTTCCACAACGTAGGAGAGTAAGCCATAAGCCCAACCTCCTTAGCCCGCGGAGGCCTCGTCAACCTTTGCAGAGTCAGCGAGAGCGGCGGCCATTGCGCCGGTCGCAACCGTAACGCCAAAGTTCTGATAAATCACGACATCATCCTTGGCGGCGCTCTTGACGCCGCGGGGGAAAATCACTCGCCAACCCGTGTCGTTCGTAGTGCCGGCGGCACCATACGTAATGGCACCCGTGGCCGGATCGCACAGCACTGACTGACCTTCGGTAGCCGTGCCCGTAGCGACAGCATAGAACTGGCCGCGAATGGCGATCGGCGGGCAGGCGCCCTGCGGATAGACCTGCGATGCGTCAGCAGTGAGCGTCGGAATCGTAGCGATGACGTCACGTTCGACAAAACCGACGGGCTTGGCACCGGACGTGCCCTTGAGGGAGACGATGTTCGTTTCACCCGTAACGTTGCCCTTGAGCGCCGTAGCAAAGCAGAAAGTACCTGCCTGAACGGTGCCGTCGGAGACGTAGTTGAAGGCCGTGTAAACGGCCTGCTTCGGATTCACTTCCTGACCGGCAATGCCGACGGCAGGATCAGTCTTAACAACTGCCTGAAAACCCATGATTAATACCCCTTCTTGATTTGAGAAAGCTTAGTGGAGAGAATGGAGTCGGCCTTGCCCGTCTTGAGCTGGGCGTCCTGAGCGAGCGAGCGCTTGGCAGAGACCTTCTTGCCGGCCATGAAGGCGAGATAAGCGGTGCGGGCGGCTTCGGGACGAACGCCCTTGATGCTCACACCCTCCTGCTCCAGCGCGGCCAAATAGACGCTTTCGGCAGAGTCGTAGGCATTGAAGCGGACGCGACCGAGCGTCTGAGCGCACTCATCCATTGCCGTAAAGCGTCGAGCGATGCGGCGTTCGACACGCTTAAGCGCGGCGTCCTGCCCCAGTGCGCGTTCTTCGCCTTCGGATTCATGCTCACGATCGAGCTTTTCAGGCTCGGTCTTTTCCTTTCGTTCGCCATAGCGCACACCCTCGGCAAACGCCTTCTGGAACTCTTCTGGCTCCTCGTCGTAGCCGCAGGCCTTCAGGCCGTCCTGGATGAGCTGAGCGCACTCGTCCTCATCTTCGGCAGGCTTTTCGACCTCTTCACCGATGTTGATGTCCTCATCTTCGGCCTCGGCTTCGGCATAGGCGAGCCCCTTGAGCGCATCGGCAAAGCCTTCGGCATCCTCAGGCTTCATGCCCTTGGAAACCATTTCGGCGATGATTCGCTTGATGGCTGCGTCCTTGTCCTCGTCAGCGGCTTGCGCCTCTTCAGCGGACTTGTCGACCACATTCCCCTCCTCGTCCTGCTCATGCAGGTCTTTGATTCCATTGGCGGCAGCGGCGATTGCGTCAGCAAGTGCCACCTCCTTCTTCTCGACGGGAGGATCGCCGTCAGCTGCCGCTACGGCCGAAGATCCTTTCTCCGCGCGGGCGGGTCCGCGGTCGGCTGCGGCTACGGGAGCCGCGTTCTTTTCCGTCACGTCCATAGGTTGAGCCTCTCTTAAGTGACTGTCTTGCACCAACACATCGCGCCCCGCGCGGCCCTGCTCCACCAGCGCAACATGGTTGGCGGTAATGTCACGCATAACGAAGTCATAGTCTTCGCCGTCCGGCGTCTTGCCAGGGATGAAGTCAGGGGTATATCTGTACGAAAGAGACAACTCACGCATCGACCCATCGACGATGCGCTTGATTGCATCCTCAACAGTGAAGTGCAGCGAGTTGTCTAGGTATGGCGCTCTAAATGCGCCGTCTGTCCCAGTGGAGCCGACGCGCGTTTTGATCTGCGGCGCGTCTGCGTAGTCTGGATGATGGTTGAGCTGAATCGGGATGCCGTTCGTGCTCTCGATTGTCTCGGGCTTGCTCAGCTCCTCTGGCGGGCAGTATCCGCGATAGATCTTCTGCGGATCGAGCCTCAGACGCTCCCAGTCAGGTACCTCATGCCCGTAGTACGGTCGCACCTGCGCTTTGGTCAAGTGCGAGACGGTGACATGGAGGTTCCCGTTCTTGTCATACCTCCTCACGCTCTCGGCATCTAGGGCAAGTAAATAGCGGTCGTTGTTCATTTCAATATGTCCGATATATCTAGACGGAAAATGCATCGGCAATTGTGGACTGCTATAGAATTGCAGGTGTACCACCCATTTGTTGTTTCAAGGTTATACACATGCCCACTAAAGCCTCTATTTCTGATCTCGACAATGCCATCGCAGAAATACTCGACGGAGGGTTTCCTTCGAAAGTCGCTAAAAGACACCATGCCAGCATCTTGACGATCTGCAAACGAGCAAAATCTCGCGGGATCTCTCTCCCAGTCTTTCAAAAGAAAAACACCCTTCCTCCTGAAGTTATCGATAAGTACATCGAAGGACAGTCCGTTCTCTCGCTCTCCAAACAATATGGAGTGTCCCGAACAAAAATTGCTCGTTTCCTGCTGATGAACAATATCGATTGCCGCAACGGTTCCGAGGCAAACTACGTCCGTATGTCCAAGATGACCAGCGAGGAGCGCCATTCTCTTGTTGAAAAGGCGCATAACGCTAGAAGAGGGACAACAGAAAGCGAGGCAGTCCTTATTCAAAAGGCCATCCACAAACAGAGCCTTTCCTGTTTCTTTGGCCCGGGAGAAAATAAGTTTTATGAGGCCCTCTGCTCCGCCGGGTTCAAACCCGTCCGCCAAAAAGCGGTAAACATCTACAACATCGACTTCGCTATCGGTTCCGTCGCCGTGGAATTGACCATTGGAACCGTTAAGTATCAGGGAAGGGCAACCAATGAGCTTAAGAGAATCAAAAAGTGCACCGATCTCGGATACAGATTCTTTCTTATCGAAGCCCCATCGATTGATGTTTTGACCAGATACATTGAGCAAATAATCTCCGACCTTCAGGTCTTTTGCTCCAACCCACCCCCTGCTGGTCAATATTGGATGATTCGGTGTCGAGCTGAGAAAAACTCCACTTTCCGTAACGAGCTGGGTCAATTCGCCAACATAGAAACGCCTAAAAAGTTTCAGTATTGGCGCGGCATTTGCGACATTTGATTCCCTCGGAAAACAGAACGGCAACAACCCGGGCGTTACGTTCTGGCCTACAGCCGGGTCGTAAAGCCCCTCGGAAAGGTCGAAGCGTTTGCCGTCCATTGCGATATGCGTCTCGCGTGATGAATACCGCCCCGGGACGTGAACCCATACCGCGTGCTTGATGCCCAATGCCTCGGCGTTGCCGCGTTGGATGCCCTGACTGACTTTGATCGACTGATCAAGCGCAACTCGCTTGGCACGGGCCTCCGTGAAGCCCCTAGAGGCTTTCAGCACGCTTTCGATCTCTCCCAGACTCTGCCCCTCGTAGAGGCCGCGTGTAATCGTCTCTCGCACTCTGGCGAGGTCATCCGCCTGCATTTTGGTGATGAGCCCCGTCATGCCGTCCACAAGCCCCGGCAACGCTTTTGCTGTGCTCGGCGCCATGTATCGATTCTTGACGATAGGGATCGTCCATTTTTCTTTGAGCAGAGTAGGAGTGATGCCCGCGCGTATCAGCGCACGCCGCTGGCTCGCTGTCACGTTTTGCGCCATTGCGCGGACAAACCATCCCGAGACGAGCTTTGCGCTTTCTCCCGCGTGAATCATCCACCGCGCCATTTTCTCGGTGAGACTCAGGTCAAGCTTTCGAGCGGCATCGGCGGGATTAGACGCTTTGAAAGCGCGTATCGCCTCATCTATGATCTTTTTCTCTTTGCGTCCCCACAGTGCGGCGTCCTGCGCAACCGTCTCGACAGGCTGCGTGAAGCAGCCCGAATCGATCAGGTTGCGCAGGAGCTCGGCCGTTGCCTCGCGCGTCTGTTTCTCAATGAGAGCAATCAGCCGCTTTTGCAAGGCCGCCTTGAGCCCGGCATTCGGCTCGATCGCGGGGATCGTCTTGATGCGTTTAGCCATTCAAGCCACCTAGGGACTGAAGCAGTTGCCGCGATTCGTCGGGCGGGTTCGATGCTGGAGCAGGCTCTGCCACTGCGGTCGTTGCCTGCTGAAGCGCGCCAAGCAAGCCCTCGATATCCTCAGGCTCCCCTTCGGGCACCTCGTCACTCAAAAAGCCCAAGTGCATCGCCGGCTCTTTCTTGACCGCTTCGCGCATTTCCTCTGCGCTGATTGCCTGAACTTGTGCAAGCGTTGCAAGAGCGCCTGCGCGCGTCTGAGCGGTCATGGCCGCGCTGGCTTCATCTTCCTTGCTCAATTCGTTGAAGTCGAAGGAGATATTCGAATTGATGCTCCCCATTTCGACTAGTTCAATTGCCTCTAAGCAAGTGTTAATTGCTTCGCGACGCAGCTCTTGCTTGGAACGAATGTAATCGTAGTAGTTACGAATATCGCTTTCGCCCGTTGCGTTGAAGCCGCTAGGACTGATGCCCAAGAGCTTCACGGCAGGCGTGCGGTTGATCGACGCAATCATCTCGAGCGACTGGCGCACGACGTCCGTACAGCCCGCGATTGACGTCTGCACGTTCATCACACTTTCGCCTTCCTTGTCGCAGACGAACACGGCGTTGTTATCGCGATAGCGCTGAAGCGCCTTCATACGGATGTCGAACAACCGCACCCCGTTAGGCGAGTTGAAGATGTCATCCGTGCTCGTCTGGAAAACGAGAAGCGAGACCTTGCGCACCAAGTCGGCCGTATAGACCCGGCACTGATTCCAGTGCATCACGTAGTCCCAGAGGATCTGAGCCTGCGGAATGCCAAGGAAGTTGTATGCCGGTCGCAGAAGCGTCGGCGGCGGATTGTCAAAAAGCCTAAGCAAGCGCGACTCATGCACCTTCGTTCCCAACACCCAGAAGTAGCGGGGCTTGAGGTAGTCGGGCTTGAGCGGGTCGATGGCGTTGTAGTCGCCCGGCGATACGTTCACAGGATCGACCACGACAAACCGGAGCTTCGTACCCGGCTGTAGCTCTGCGCTTTCGTTTGAGTAGCGCAGGGGCAACTCGGGATTTTCCGTGCCGGTGTCGACGTAGATAAAAGCCCCGCCCATGTATCCGGTTAGTGTTGCGGCCTCATGAAAGAGCGTGCGTAGGTGGTACTTCTTCTCTTGAAGTGTCTGAATCTCCTCAACAGCCTCCGCGTCATCGCCCGTGATCGTAATCCACTCGCGGGTAATATCATCCGCAACGGTCTGCACGCAGGCACGGATCATGCCGTTCTGCGCGATCTGCTGAAGCGCGCCGTAACCGACGAAAGAAGTCACTGGGTACTGCCCGAGCTCGTAGCCGTGCTGTTGAAGGCTGCGATGAATGGCGCCATAAAAGCCCGCGTCAGAAAGTGCCTCATCTTGCGCTAGGCGCCCTTTTTCAGACACCCCGAGAGTCACCGGAGGGGCGAAACGCTCCCTCACCTTCTCGACCGTCTCGAAGAGCTGAGTGGCTTGCGGCGGCGTGCGTAGCGTGCGGTCGATCTCCTCAAGCGCGGCGATGCGCTTTGCCTGCGCGAGGAGATTGCCGTTAGGCGCTTGGGCTTTCGCCGTCTTTCTTTTCTTCTTGCTCACAATGCTTAATCTCCACTTTGCACCACTCGCTTAGGAAGCGGCAAAAAACGCGGCACCTTGCGGCCTGCCACTGCACATCGTCAATTCACATTGCATGAGTAGCGGGGCCTACCGTCCCAGTAGGTAAGCTAGATTTGTCGGATCGATATGCAAGCCGCTGTGCTTATTTAGATCCGTCAATGCCTGGCTCATCGCGTCGATGGTGTCATCGTGAGCACCCGACGGAAATGCGAGGAGCTCAGGCACCAGATCGCGCTCGACCCACGGAAACCGCTCAGGTGGAGGCAAGTACACGTTCCTAGCCTCCCATAATGGCGTTACGGCCGACGCGCGCGCCTCCTTGCTTTCTTTTGGCGTGATCGGGATGATGCCCGACACTTTTTTCTTGAGCGTCGCGATGATCGCCGACCCGTTCGCTTTGTCTTCCACGAGCTTGCGAGTCACGCGCGGGTACTTGTTTGCCGCCGCGACGAACTGCTCGAGCGTCTTAACGAAGTCCCACTGACCGCGGAATTGGTCGATGAGATAGAAAGAGCTGCCCTTTCTGCCCCAAACCTGCCCGACAACGAAGTCGGACGCTTTCGAGTCTTTGAAAGTCATGTCCCACGAGATCACACTCGCATCGAAGCGCTCGGGCAAAGTGTCCCAATACTGCACCCAGTCACTCTTGAAAAGCCCGCCGCCTCGAGGCACCGGGCGTTGTTGGAACTGACCTGCGACAGCATAGCCACCCATGACCTTCTCCATTTCATCCACCTGAGTGGCGGTAAAGCGCTCGGGAAAGAGCAGCTCACCTTCTTTCTGGCGAGGGTCGGTGAAGCCGATGCTGGTCTTGCACCTGCGACTTTCCTCGAAGCGCATCGGCAACATCAAGTGATCATAGCCCAGTTCCTTCGCGAGGATCACGCCTGACGTATCGCGCTCGTGGAGCCTCTGCATAATGACGATGATCGCCGATTGCTCGTTGTTCACGCGGGACGGCACAGCCTCGAGGAAGGTCTGTTGTGCGGCATCAAGCGCGGCCTGTGAGAACGCATCGTCGACAGACAACGGGTCGTCGATGATGATGCGGTCGCCTCGAGAGCCCGTAAGGCTTCGAAAAGCCATTGACTCACGAAAGCCAGTAGCCGTGTTCTCGAACTTCTTCTTTGCGTTCTGGTCGCCACACAGCTCAACGCCCCATCGCTCCTGATACCAGTCAGAGGAGATCAAGCGTCGGCACTTCAGGTTGTCTCGGATAGCGAGGTCTTCCTTATGCGCCGTCGTCAGATAGCGCATTGAAGGCTGTCCGCCTGCGCCCCACTCCCAAGCCGGAAAGAAAACGCCCGTCAAGAGCGATTTCATCATGCCCGGCGGAACATTCATCAAAAGGCGCTTGATCTGACCGTTGTGCACGGCCTCGAGGTGCTCGCACATCGCGTCGAGCGCCCAGCCCCACTTGATCGGAGTTGCAGGCTCGAGCACGTGCCACGCCATCTTGCAGAACTCGGACAGGCTGCGCCGCGCAATCTCCTGATCAAGTTCGATCAGTGTCGGGAGTCTCGTCATACAACAACTCTCTTGCGGCCTTGAGCTTTTCCATGTCAATCGTGGAAAGATCAGGCGAATCGTTCTGAATCTTCACGGTCTTGCGGTCACCGAAGCGCGAATCATCACGCCACGAAATCTGTCGAGCCTTCTCCTGCATCAACACTTTGAAGGCTTCCACAGTTCCCTTTGGAAAGTCGTCGCCGCTCAACAATCGCGTTTGCAATTCGTTGTTCAGGTTCTCCTGAAGCTCCAGTAGCTCGTCATTGAACTTCTCTGCGCTGACTTCACGCGCGCGCGCGGACTGCTTGCAAAACTCAGGATGCTCTTCTTTCCATCGCCACATCGTGCTTTGGGAAGGCATGTCGTCGTCCATCGCAATCCTGCGCTCGGACTCCCCGTTTTCAATGCGCTGACAGATCCTCTCTGCCAGCTCTGCTGAATACATAGTCGGACGCCCCACTTTTTTCGGGGCAGATGTTTTCTCCATACGGCCTCCAAAAAGCGCAAAGCGCTGCGGCTGTTAATTCTATTGTCATGCAGTTACTTTCTGAACCACTTCACGATCGTATCGATGGCGGAAACGATCTGACGAAGTCCAAACCCAATCCCGGCCATCCCGATTCCGTATGCGAGAAGCTGTCCGTAAGCTGGCAAATCATGCGTGCTCATGAATTTTCCAATATCGAATTCGGGTAAAATATTCATATGCGACCTGCTCAGAAGGTTGCTACGAAAAAAGCCGCTGGAGGTGCGAACTCCGGCGGCTTTGCTTTTTTTGGGCCTAACAAAAAACCCGCTTGCTTTCGCTTGCGGGTTCGTTTCTTCTGGGCATGCCGAAGCTCCCATTTCGGGAGCTGCGGAGTCAAACCGAGAGCCAACTGCTCTATCAATACCCTGTTATTTTAGCACTTTTTCTTCGAGAGAATCGGCGATTTCGAAAAGCTTTGCTACCGCTCTTTCTTTGTGCATAAGGAAGGTTTTCTGTCCCAGCGATAACTTCTGCTCGATCACGCTTGGAGAGGTGAAGCAACAGTAGTAGAGCCTTAGGAGGTTTCGGTAGACATTAGTCAGTTGCCTGTCTCGGTAAGCCTCATCCAGTAGATCGGCATCTGCCAGGTCTATGCCTTTTGCAGCGGGAATGGATCGTTTGATTGGGGGTTGCTCGTCCTCTTCCGGCTGGCGATCGTAGTAGTACCGAAGTGACTCGCAGAAAACCAGTGTTGCGCCTTTCTTTGCCCGAGGGCATTCGCGGTTTGCTCGTGCCCAGTTTCGAAGTCGCTGTTCTTGCTCTTTCGTGATCATCAGAACTCCTCAATCCTCCAACCGCCGCCGTCTTTCTTGGATTGTTTGTAGACGGCCTTAAAGACAAACGGAAACTTCTCGGCTGCTACCTTGATCTTCGTTTTGGCATCTCCGATCCAGTAGCTCTTGACCTCGTGCATCTCCATAACGCCATCAGCTCGTAGAACGGCAAAATCGGGCGTGTAGCGGCATCCATCGGCGAGCTTAAGGGTGACGCCTTCAAAGGCATACCAGACGATCTCCTGCGCGTTTTTGGCGGCCTCTAGCGTGGTTGCATAAGCCGCCTCCGTCTTGTTCATAGCGCCGGCCTTCATGCGGCCGAGTGCGAGTACGCGTTTATTCATGCGCGAGCCTCTCGAGGTCGGTGCGCTCCATCAGTCGCAGCATGGAGTCGGCCTGATGCTTTGCGGCGCGAAGAGCCTGCTTGACGCGCTTGCGGTTGTCCAAGCGATCCCATGAGTAATTTCGCACGTGCTGGCTTTCATCTGCGCAGACGACCGTGTCGATCGTCGTCTCGAGGGTCTTGAGCGTTTTGGCGACGCGTGGCATCTCGTCGGGCGTGAAGAGACTGGTCATTTCGCACCTCCGAAGCGTCCGTTGTAGAACGGCTCACCGCTAGCGAGGATCCAGCCTTTGACGTTCAGGAGCGACAGGCTTTGCTTGTAGAGAGGTACGTAGATGAGCGCGTCGTCCTCGCGATAGCCGAACACTCTGAATCCCTTGACCGGACGCCCGTGCCACGCCCTGAGCAGAAACAGGCATCGCTCTCCGATTTTCGGTGCATTGAGCTTTCCGTCCTTCTCGATCGGCTCGAAATCCTCGTCTTTGATTTCGGACATGCGGGTGCTACGAGTGAGTTGCATCGGTTTCTCCTTTTGCGATTTTGAGTTGTTCAATTTCGTCGGGGCGTAGACGTTGTGGGAGCCCCGCCTTCCGCATCTGCCACGTGCCCGCCTTTTCGAGCTTTAGTGGCTTTTCGGGGATCAGGCGACAGCTGTTGCCGAATCGGCGCTTTTGCGGCTTGGCCCAGACTTGACCTGCCTCGTCGACTTCGTACTGGTCGAAGCCCTTGATGTTCCACCTCATACTTCCTCCTGTTTCGTTGCGTCTTCTCGCTGTAGCCGTGCGACAAAGGCATCGTGCTTCATGAGCGCACGTTCTTTCGTTGCGCTGGTGGCGCGTCGATGTGGGACGTTGCAGTGCTCGAGCTTGAGTGGCAGCGTCGTCTCGTATCCTGTCAGTCGTCGCTCTACGAAGACAGGGTCAGTTCGCACGACCCAGTGCTTGCCTGAAGCGTCGATATACTCGGTGCGCTTGCAGTTGCGTCCGGTGAACTCATCGAGGATCATCAAAGCCTCCTTTCTGGCTTAACCATGCTCGACTCAACCAGGCCGATCAGAATCTGGTCGATCTCTTCACGAAGCCTGTGCGTCGTGTCTGCCACATGGCCGATATCGGGAAACTTGCCCGAGACGGTTCCTCTCAGGGCTTCTTCGAGTTGATCGAGGCTCTTGCGAGCGGCGACAATGCCCTCACCTGCCTTGGTCAAGGCTCTGTTTCTTTCGTTCATATATTCAACCGTCAAAACTGTCTGATCCATCAGAACACCTCCTCAGCAGGAAGGTGGGGCTGTTCACGTCGGCAACGGCCGGTAAAGAAAAGCCTGTAAGACGACTGGATGACGCGAGAAATTACGCGTTCAGTCAAAAGGTTTTCCAATTCGGAGCGGTCGAGGTTCGTGACGAGAATGGTTGGGCGACCGTTTTTAATGCGACCATCAATGATCTGGTAGAGACACTTCTTCTCGTCTGCATCACCGGACTGCACGCCAATTTCGTCAAGTACGAGGCAGGACACCATGCAGAGCTTTCCAAGAACGTCAGCAACGTCAATGCGATTGACGCGATCTGAGATGCGATAAAAAAGATTTGGAATGGTGATGTAGAACCCTGGTAGCCCCTGACGATCGAGCTCTTTCAGGATCGAGTAGGCGAGGTGCGTCTTGCCCGTGCCATAGTTGCCGAAGAGCAGAAGACCCATGGAGTTTTTAGAGCGCCAATCCGGTTCCTGTGCGTTATGCGCCCTCTCTCGCTCAAGCTCACGTTCCGTGAACCGCTCGGCAAAGCGGCGGCAGATGGACAGGTTGCGCTCTTCTTCCTGCGTCTCAGGTTGATAGTTGGCGAAGCAAGGCACGTCGAAGTCCAGCGGCCTTTCGCAGTGAAGCGCACGAGTCAATCCAACGGCGCGCTCTTTCGCGTCCGCCTGCATCTCTGCAAGCAGCGTGTTGCGCTCCTTCTCAATTCGTCGACATTCCGGACAGTACGGCTCAGCCCAAGAGCCGTCGCGACGCTGATAGGTGGTGTACGTCTGGACGCCGTGAATCTGGCATTCGAACGTCACCTCCTTTGAGGTGGGGGCGGCAAAGGCCGTCTTGAGTTTCGTGGTGATGTCAGTAGTCATTGTTTACCAGTCAAAGTAGTCACGTTCGGATTGTTTTTTCTCGACGAACTGACCGGGTCGAGAAGACGAGTGAGTAGGTGCACGTTTGAGCATCGGTCGACGTTTCCAGTCTTCGGCGTTATGGAAGCTGCGGACGAAGTTTCTCCAAGTGCCCTTCCAGTCCTTTTTGATTGCCTTAGCTCCAGAGAGTCCGTTCCAGTAGTCCTTGAAGTTTTCAAAGAGACGCTTAGGATCAAGGTCAGGTTCTTCCTGTTCGGCGAAAGCCTTCCAGTCGTCAGGGAGTTCTGTGATTGAGAGTCGCGATCCCCTGTCAACGGTTTTCTTCGGCTTTTCGATCTTCTTAACGTCGGCGCTAAGAAGATCGGTTTCCCACGGCGCTTGCGCGGGCAAGCTACCTTGTTCCTCTTCCTTGTTAGATTCCTTGTTAATTCCTTGTTCGGGTGTAAGTTTTTGCAGGGGTCCCCTGTAGGTTTTTGCAGGGGTCCCCTGTAATTTTTTGCACCCCTCCCCTGTAATTTCTTGCAGGGGTGCAGGTTCTTGCTGGGCTTCTGAAGTTGGCAGTCTGTCAAGGTGCAAGGTGAAATAGCGCTTTTGCCCGGGCATCTGTACGGAAGAGATAAACCCAAGGTCATGTAGCACCTTAAGGGTCAAGCGAACAGTACGATCGTTGACGCGAGAGATCCGCGCTATAGCTTCTGTCGACGGGAAGCAGGCCCCCGTCTTTCCGTTATGAAAGAAGGCGAGGGCTTCCAGCACATCGACCTGAGTGCGATCGGTCAAACCCGATGCGCGGACTTTATGCATAGCCTCGTAACTCATGATTCCCCTCAGCGGCTTTCAGTCAGTGCGCGGTCTAGGGAAGTGCCGGAAATTAAATCCCAATCAATGTCCGGGAGGAGTTCGCGACGCGTTACAGCACCTCCCGTCTCTCTTTCGATTCGACAAGCAAGGGCAACGGAAAGCCGCTTGCCATAGATCACGTTATTCAACGACGTGAGCTTGATGCCGCACCGATCAGCCAGTGCGACGCGCTCAACCTTTCGCAGCGAGCGCAGATATGCATTTGCACGGGGTAGCATTGAAGAATCCCTCAATTTGGTTTATCTACCCGTAAGTGTACACCATTTAATAAACTGTGTTGGGTTATCTCGCGCTACTTGCCCTCCTAAGTTCGCAGTTTGCCCCGTAACTTCTAATGGTTGATAATCGGAGTTACACCACAACTGGGAGGATCCATTATGCGGGACATAACCTGTACTCGACGACACAATCTAAAACGGATTGTCTCTAGCTACCCGTCCCAAGTAGCGTTTGCTGAAGCCGTCGGCAAAACCCCTCAGCAAATCGGCGGAATGCTTACTGGGTCAAAGAGTTTTGGCTCAAGAATCGCGCGAGAGTTAGAAGCTAAGCTGGGACTGGAGCCAGGCGTTTTGGATCACCAGCAAGACAGCGATTTTGTTCGTATCTCTGAGATAGGACGAGAGTCGGAGCGAGACGGATGGTTCTCCATCCCATTGCTTAACGTAGAAGCTTCGTGTGGATACGGGACCGAGGCCGGGCTCATCTCGATTGTCGGCGGGATTGACATGGCTCCAGACTTTCTGCGAACCTTGCCGGGCGTCGTTTCGCCTAACGGTCTGCACGTCGTCAACGCACATGGCGACTCAATGGAGCCCACCATTTGCGACCGAGCCTTTTGCGTCGTAGATACCTCTCAAACCCGCATAATGACAGACGGTATCTTCTGCCTAATGGCTGATGGTCAATTGTTCATCAAGCGTCTCCAGCGCAATCTGGATGGCTCGATATTGATGCTTTCGGACAACCCGCGTTACCAACCGCAAGTCATCGACAAGGCGACGCTTGAGCAGACAACAGTCATCGGACGCATCGTTTACGTCTATAACGGTTCGTCGCTCTAATACACAAAACACCCACAAGCCTAGGCCCGTCGTCATGACGGGCTTTTTTTGCGTCCTTTGATCAAGAACAAACCAAGTTGGGTTAGAAAATGGTTGACAAACATAACCCGTTATGGTTTAATACCTGTACACAGAGATCCACCATTTTGGGTTTCTATCACCCGAGCCGCAAGGCTTGGCGTCGATGGGAAGGGCATCGAATCTCGGCACTTAG